CGCAAGGATGTTTTGGCCTTCGTGTAGCTATCAAGTCGATCCTGCCATGCCGCAGCCTCAGCATCTCGCTTGGCTTTCGCGCTGGCTTCTGCCGCTTCAACTTCACGCTTGCGCACATGCCATGCGTCAAGTTCAGCCTCGAACTTTTCGCTGTCAAAGTCGCATTGTTCAAGGGTCGGCTTAGCACCAAGCGTGACCGGTTTTTCCTCGGTCGTGCTTTTGGCTTCCAGTTCCTTGATGCGTTTAGCCTGTTCCCGATTGGTCTTGCGCAGTTCACGCACCCATTCAGGCGCGCGTTCAGCTTCCTCCTGCGGGGCTGGCGTGTCCCCGATGGATACAATAACCTCGTCCTCGTCACCTTCATCAATTGCCGGGCTTTCCGCTTCTGGCGTCTCGCCGTCCGCTTCTGCCTCAATCACAATCTCCGGTGCTTCGGTTGCATCCAGTTCTGCCGTGTCAATAGTCATAGAGCCCCTTCAAACTCGCCCGGTTGCGCGGCAGGCGGTCCCGCTTCAGGCATACGCCCGAACTCTTGGCGAAAGCCCCCTTGGACCTCCGAAAGCGTCTTTATGGTGTTGGCCTCGGTTTCCTTGGCCTTGGCCAGCGACAATTGCGTGTCGGCAGTGGCCTTCTCGCTTAACTGCTTGGACTTCTCAGCCTCAGCCAGCAGGAATTGCGTTTGTGCATCAGGCTGCTGGTTCTGCGCAGCCTCGGCCATCTGTTGCGCTTCCTCATCGGTCGGCTTGACAACACCCATCTGCACCAGCTTGGAGCGGAAATAATCCTTGATGTCGCCCAACCCCTCGCCATCCATGTTCATGATCGCCATGGATTGCAGAACAACGCGCGTTGCCGGATCGTCGGCAAACTGCATCATGCCGGTCAGGGCGGTCACTGTGGCATTGCGGCGCGAAGTAAAGGACGGGCCAACGTCAACCGCGACATCAAACTTTGCCGCCGTCAGGTCGTTCTTATAAACCGTTGCGCCTGTGTCATCATCAATGCCCGGCTGCATCAGTTCAACTGAACCAACCTGATCCATCGGATCGACCGTCTTCATCTTGCGCCGGTCTTCGATATAAATTTCCTGCGCCATCGACAGCCATATTTCGCCGCCGCGCTTCACCGCCTTGGCAAAGTTAGACATGTATAGAAAACTCTGCATATCCAGCCGCTGCTGGATTAGTTCAACAGCCTTACCACTGATGTTGCTGACCATCTTGTCAGCCTGCTGGTTCGAGCCAAGAATTTCCGCCATGTCCTGTTCGGTCAACTGCAACAAGGCAGCCAGCGCTGGCGCGATCTGAGGTGGCTTTGTGTAACCAATCGGCCCAGACGCAACAACACCCCCCGTCACCGGGTCGACCATCGGGTTTACAAGCAGATAGGGATAATTCTTGATGTTGTCCTCAGACCACATCATTTGATGACCGGCGATTTGTTCCGGCGTCAGGATCGGCTTTTCAACACCCGACAGCGCAGACGTTTCAGCCAGCTTTGAAAGCTGCATATTTTTGAGCCGCTGCGCATCCTTTGCTAGGCGAACCTGCCCCATGCACTGCTCTTGATTGTCGATGAACCAGCGCTTGCCGTAAACCTGAACAATCGGGATATGCTTGCCAGCGATATAGCCGCAGTCCTCAAGGATGCGCCCGCCGGACAGGATATATTTACGCACCTTTTTGCGCTTGATCTTTTTCTGACGGACTTCCTGCGCGCCAGTGGCGGAAAGCATGTCCTCCAGCGTTTCATCAGCAGCAAAGTCGCTGTCGGTATAGCGTTCCTCATCGCCGCCAAGCGTGCGAAAAATGCGGACTGTTTCGGTCTTTTCCTCGACGCGGTAATATTCGGCCACAATCACAACATCAGGCGTTGCCCAGTCATATGCGACCGAACTTATATCCTTGGGCCATGATGAGGGATCGTCGCCATATTCATCCTTGTAAGCCTCAGGGCTCATTGAGTGCAGGACATAGCACACCTTGGCGTCGGCCTTGTCCTGCCGCTTGGCATCAACATCAAAGAAGACCGAACTATCCGCGTCAAATATCGGCTCTATCCGAATGCGCTGGCGTTCATCCTCTGGGTCTTCGTCGTCCTCGTAGCAAGTGCGCAAACGCCATGCACCAATGCCGCCGCTCACCGCTTCCTCGAAGGCGTTGTCGTATGCTTCCTCAGCACCGCTGTCCTGCTCGTCGGCCCGATACAGGCCGTTGCATGTCTCAGCCAGATCACCGCGATCATCGCCATCTTTGGAAATGAAATCGACAGTGATGCGGTTATTGCGATATTCGGAGAAAATGCGGACGACAGACAGCGCAACCTTGTTTACCTCAAGGCGCGGCTTGTTCTCAAACTGGTCACTTAACGGGCCTTCCCATTGTGCGCCGGGAATCGTCGCGAAGCGGCGGTCCTCAAGGCATTGCTTGCGCACATCACGACATGCCAATTGGATGCGGTCGAACTGATCGAGCGCATCCCGGTGCAATTTCGCATGTTGCTGGTCTTTAGTTGGTCGCGCCATAGCCCCCGCCGTTGGAGGATATTCGGACATATTAGGAACATTCGCAAGAATCAGTCAGTTAATAACTCACCATCGGCTCGCGACCGGGATAGGCGCAGCCGATGCCGCTGGCGCAGTTTGCGCCTTCACAATGGCAGGAAACAATGCAGCAAGCGCCCATATCAAGGCGTCAGCGCGGTTCGGACTATCGCCGCCGACATAACCGTGCGTCGTGAATGATGTCAGCTCTTCTTCCAGTTCGCTGAACCGTCCGGCATGGCGCACCTTACCTTGCTCATAGAGCGCAGAGAATGGCTCAGCCCGAACTACCTTGCCACGCGTTGCTGTCACCTTGACGAACGGCGTGCGCGGTCTTGCTGTCTGGATCACATGGCCCACCATTGCGCCGCCGTAGTTAACCTCTCCTACAATCACGTCTGCGCTGTGGCGCTCGAAGGCGGATGTTGCCACCGCGCCCCATGTCGACGGCCCAGCCTTCACTGTGCAATCCTCCAGCACATAGGCATTGCCGTCTGTGCCAAGGCCAGCCACAACAATACCGATTGCGTCGTTGTCCGCGTTGTCGGCATCACCTGATCCTGACGGATCGACCGCCACCACGATCCGTACCATGTCTGGAACAACGCCATCCATCACTCGCCAAGTCTCGATTGTTTCGTCCGCAAACAGTGCGCCAGGAACGTCATCACCAAACTTGCCATCAAGAAACCGCTGACGCAGCCGTGGTGGTAGATTGGCCAGTGTCTCCAGATAATCTTCTGATATGTTTTCGCGGTTATCGTGCGGGTTCATGTAAAAATAGCTGTAGTCATCCGCATTGCGCAGCGGCTCACGCGTGTCAGGGTCGATCTTCTGCACAAACAGGCGATAGGTCCAGTGCGCCTTTGACGGCGGGTTTTCGTCATAATACATTCGCGGTCGCAACGCGGTAACGGGCATGCCTTCGATCACCTGATCGACCTGTTGCGCCAGACGGGTTAAAGCCATGTTGCGGCTGGCATATGGAATCTGACTGCACTCATTCAGCGCGATGGTCGCAAACTCCATGCCGAGGATTTTTTCTGTGCGGTCCTTATCATCAAGGCCGCCGAACCAAAGCTGCGATCCGTTTGGAAACGTCACAAACCAGTCTGTCTTGTCGATCTTGTAGGCCACGCCTGCAAAAGCCTCGCGCATGACCTTCGGGAATGTGTCCAATACCACCGATGATTTGATGCTGTTGAACCGATAGCGGAACATCGCGTGTCGACTGTTCGGCGCTTTCAGGGCGCGTAGGACAAGATTGCGCACGATCAGGAATGTCTTGCCGGATCGACTACCTCCCACCAGCAGGATATGCTGGGCGCTGGACGCGAACACATCCTGCGCCTCAAGCTGCCTCGGTGTAAGCTTAAATCCGCTCATCTTTGTCCGTTGCCTGAATGACCTTGATGCCTGCCGTCACGTCCACCTTGTCAGTCAGGAAGCCATGCAGTTTTGCAAGGCCCATTGATGCAGAGATTGCCGCAGCCGGGGCCTCAAGATCGCGGGCGAATGTCCGGTCCTCTTGAAGCATCCGCGAGATGTCGTCGACGGTCAGATTGTGGCGCTCGCGTATCTCAGCACGCAATTCGTTCAGGCGGGTTGCAATCTTGTTATTAGATTGCAGTGCCTTTGCGTTCCTGTGGATCGTGTCGGTCTTCATGTTTTCGGCATTGTAGGCGCGGCGATATGCCTCACTGGCGTTGCCTGTTTCAATGAAGGCAAGACAGAACGCCTCCTGTTTCAGTGTTAGGTTTACCACTTCCTTTGCCCCCAATAAACGATAGACACAGCGGCGAAAATACCGAGCGCAGGCACAGGGCCAAGGACTAAAATACCAAGCATTAACGCAGCGGAAACAATCACGACTTCCCAACTCATAGCCCAGTCCTTTCTATTTCTTCTTCCAGCATAGCCTTTGCCTCGGCTGCTGTCATGTATCGGCGCAAGTGGTGGTAATCGTGAATAAGGTGCTGCGGACAATCAGGCCAAACAGGCGGCTTCCCAGTGGATGCCTTACCGCCCATCAAGCGGACAATCTGCGACACACGACCTTGAGTGATGCAGAACATATCCGCGATCACCCGCTGCGACGTTTTGGGATATAGCAAGGCAATGCGCTGGTTGCGTTCCTGAATTGACAACTTGACCCCCATTCCATCCCCCCAAAAACTGGATGCGTCCAAAAACTTAAGCTGCGTCCTGAATATGCAGCCCCTCTTGAATATCCCCGATCAGCGCGGTCAGTATCTTTGCCGCCTGCATTTCATCACGCTCATTGAAGGACCTCACATACCATTCCAGATCGCTGATTGCGTCGGTCTGTGGGTCTTGAGCCATAAGCTTTGCGGTAAGGTCGATTGCACTGGCAGCGGCATTATGTGCGTCGCCATCGGTTGAATTGCTGGCGTAGCGGCGGCAGGATGCTGCGCGGGCGGTCAGGTGTGCGATGATGGACTGCCTCATGCTACCACCCCCGCGAACAGATCGGGCGCAACGCCCATGCAATGCGGAGAGAGCCACAAGCGTTCGCGCTTGGCGTTATCCCTGCCCCGACCTTCGCCTTGCGAGCCATATCCGCCACGTGCTTTCCATGCGACTGCGCGCCATCCCATGCTTTCCAAACGGTTATGCTCCCCATCATATCCAGCTAGAACAATGCGCAAATTCGGCGCGTTTCCGTTTACCTCGCACCATTGCAGCACATCGCCCGCCACGTCATTGTCGCAAGCGTAAACCTCGGACCGGATGGATGTGGAATATGGTGGGTCAAAAAAAACGCCCGTTATGCCCCCGCCCGCATCCATAACGGCAGGGCCGGTGACGCGCGTCCAGTCACCACAAGCAACCCGCACATCGCGCAGGCGGTCGGCAAGGTCGGCAAACCAGCCTTCAATGAACAGCTTGCGATTGACGCCTCGTCCCTCGGACAGGTGCGGAAGCTTGCGATTGACGCCTCGTCCCTCGGACAGGTGCGGAAGCTGGCGGGAATCCATCAACTCCCCATCAATCGCAACCCAAGGGCCATTGCCCGAACACCAGCCCGAACCAATCCAATTGCAACTACCCCACACCCACCAGCCTGCAGCCTTCGCGTCGAAATAATCTGCGTCACCCATCAGCCGCTCAGTCAACCTGTCGCGCTCACCA